CTGCAATCGCTCCTGACAAAGCTCAATGGCTCGATCGCGGTCACCGGCACATTCTGGCAGGCGACGCAGCCGGTCAGCGCATCGAGCCTGCCGCTGCCGGCCTTGGCTGCCACCTCCACAAAACAAAGCGACGGCTCGCAGAAGACGCAGATCGTCGACGGTGCGGGCAATGTGATCGCCTCGACCTCGAACAATCTCAACGTGCTATGCGCCAACTGTTCGGGGTCCGGCGTGAGCGCGGCTGACGAGTCGATCTTTACCGCTATGTCTACGCTGTTTGCCGCCGGTGGCGGGTTCTACCAGACCACCCCCACGAGCAATCCGCTTCTGAGTGGGACGCAAGGCACGTTTCAAGTCACCGCCAACCGGGCTCTGTTCACGAACCTCCGCAATGCCGCCGGCACCGAGGTCGGCACATCTTCGACGCCGCTTCAGGTCAGCCTGGCGAACACCGGCGCCAACGGCACGGCGGTCGCGGTCAGCGCATTGAGCCTGCCGCTGCCTACAGGTGCGGCGACCGCGGCCAATCAAACCGGTGTGCAAGGCTCGGCATCGGGCGGGACCGCGGCGGCGAATTCCGAGCTGGTCGGCGGGGTCTACAGCAGCACGCTCCCAACCCTGACCAACGGCCAGCAGGCCGCGCTCCAGTTCGACAGCTCGGGCCGGCTGATCGTCACCGATAATCAATCGGTGCCGGCAGGCGCCAACACGATCGGCAATGTCGGGCTGGTCGCCGGCTCGGCGAAGATCGGCGTGGTGACGACCGATCAGACCACGCCCGGGACGACTGATCTGGTGCACGCCGCCCAGAGTGGGGTTTGGACGGTCCAGCCAGGCAACACGGCCAATACGACAGCGTGGAAAGTGGACGGATCAGCCGTCACGCAACCAGTCAGCGCCGCCAGCCTGCCGTTGCCGACCGGGGCCGCGAGCGCGGCGAACCAGACCAATGCGTCGCAGAAGACCCAGCTCGTCGATGGTGCGGGCAGCGTAATCGCCTCGACCTCGAACAATCTCAATGTGCAATGCGCCAACTGTTCGGGCTCCGGGGTCAGCGCGGCAGACGAGGCGAGCTTTACCGCTGGCACGTCGGTGTTTGCCGCCGGCGGCGGCTTCTACCAGACAACCGCGACGAGCAACCCGCTGACGGCCGGCCAGCAGGGCGCATTCCAGCTCACCGCCAACCGTGCGCTGTTTATGAATCTGCGCAATGCGGCGGGCACCGAGGTCGGTACGGCGGCAACGCCGCTGATTATCAGCACCAACGGCGCGGCGGTGCCGGCCGGGACCAATACGATCGGTGCGACCACGCCGGCGGCAGCGGCTGCGGGCGGCGCCACGCCATACCACCTCTCGGGCGGGACCGCGGCCAGCAACAATTCGACCAGTATCAAAGGTTCGGCCGGGACGCTTTACGATCTGACGCCGATCAACACCACGTCGGCGATCTATTTCCTGAAATTGTACGACAGCGCGACCGCGCCGACCTGCTCGAGCGCGACCAACCTCAAGCACGTCTACCCGATCCCGCAGAACACGGGGGCCGGGGGCGGCTTCATCCGCTCGCTGGCGGTCGGCGAAGCCTATGCCAACGGGATCGGGTTCTGCGTCACGGCCGGCGGGGCGGACACCGACAACAGCAACGCCGCGACCGGCGTCTACATCGAGGCCAGCTACAAATGAATTTTCTGACGGCCAGGATCTTTGACGGCGTGGTTTCGATGCCGCCGGATGAGCCGCTGTTTCATCTCTATCCGAACCGGCTGACGGCGGGCGGCGAAGCCGAGCTGCACGAGCACCCGCACGATCATCTCGTGCTGTTCGATTGCACCTTCCCGGACGCGGTATACGGCGTCGAGGCGATCCTGCCGGACGGGCGGCGCGTCGATCTTGAGACGAAGCGGGTTGCCGGGGCCGGGGTCTGCGCGCTCATCAAGCGCTACGTCAAACACCGGATCTGGTTGAAGGAGGGCGAGATCGGCGCCTTCTGTTGCATGTTCTCGCACTATGACGAGAGCGGGTGCTTCCTGGCCGATCCGAAGGTGGACATCAACGAGCCGGCTCCGCCGGTGGCGGTCCTGGTGCGGCCATGGTGGTGGCCGAGGCTATTAAAGGTGGGGGCGAACGTAGCGTTGATCGGAGTGGTGGCTGCGGTTGTTTGGGTTGTCATATATGCATCCGTGTGGGCAATAGGGACGCAGATTTTCCGATGAATCGGCGCCGCCTCCTCCAGAGCCTCGCGGCTCTGTTTCCTCAAACGATATTTATTGCGCGGGCATCCCCTGGCCTGGATTTTTCGCACATGGCGTTGGGGGCTACCGTATCCGGAGAGGCCGCGCTGCTCGCCGAGCCCCTGATCGTGTTCACGGTACGGGACCAGCGCAACCCGGACCCGATGCTGGCGCCGGGCGGCTACGACCGCGGCGACGTGATCGAGGTGCTGCCGGATGGGTGGCGGTTCTCCGAGCGAGAGCTGACGCATCCGGGCTGGCGGATCGTGCATGTGACGGGATGGACGGTCGAGCAGGCAAATCAATTGAAGACACATGGCCCGCCGCGCTGGGCCGGCCAGTTTGCCAACCGGGCGCCGCTTCGGCGGCTCGCGTATCTCGAGGTCGAGCACCCGGCGATCCCGGCGCCGCTCGCGGCATGGCTGGAGGACGACGCGCGTGCCGAGCCGATCAGGCCGTGGCCGGCGGCGCTGCTGCGCTCGGTCATGCGCCACAAGAAGCTGCCGGACGATCCGACCGTGATCGGTTCGACCTCCAACAACGTGATCGGATAGGGAATTATAATAAAATGACTTCCTTGCCAAGAGTTCGCCTCGACGTGTGCTGCAATGACCCGGATAACGGCATCTTTGCCCACCGTGCTGAGCAGTTGCAAATCGATACCCGGGATGGTGAGAGCATCGAATTGGTTAGTGTGCGCGATCCTGCACCACGGTTCACCGAAGGCGCACTTTCAATCCGTCTCTGCCGCCGCAACTGGCCGATCTTGGGTAGCAAAGAATGGTACGGTAATTGGTGCTGGAACGCTTATTGGCTGCATCCCGCCCACGCCGTCGCGTTGCTCGCTGCGGTTAAGCGCGCGGGGCAGTTCAATTGCGACTGCGGCCCCTCGCAGCTTTACGCCAACTGGAATCAAGGCGATGCACCTCTCGATCGAAGGCTTTGGCTGGCCAATTTATTGGGACCGCACGCCATCGGTAAGGTCGCCTGATGCCGACGACGATCACCAAGACGATCGGCAGCAGCGGGCGGAACTATACCACCCCGGCGCTGTGGGAAGCCGACACCGCGGCTGTCCCGACCAATCTCGTCACCGCCGATAACGTGTGCGTCGGCCAGTGCTTCAACGACAGCGAATTCGTCTCGGCGACGGCGATCCTGACGCTTTCCGGCCACACGACCGATGCGACACGCACGATCACGCTGACGACCGGCGCGGGACAGAGCTTCCGCGACAACGCCGGGGTCCAGGGCAATCCACTGAATTACAACGCAACGAATGGGGTCGGACTGCGATGTACGGGAGGCTATGCCAATACTGTCAATACCCTCGACGACAATGTGATTCTATCTAATCTCCAGATAAGATCGGATGCATCGGATGCTAACGTAGATGCCGTCGCCAGCACTAACGGTACAAGCCCAAATAATCAGATAAATAATTGTATCGTATCCGGTGGGGGGCGAGCAGCTTACTTTAACGGAACAGCAAGAAATTCGCTATTTATAAATACGGGCATCGGAAGAAACTATATAATGCTGGTAATTGGCACCGTAAAATGCTATTTTTGTACGTTTGTTTGTCCAAGTGATGTCGCTACGCCGGTCGGCTACGGACTCGCTGTGGGGTATGGAGTTGGGGTTGTTGTTGAGAATTGTGCTATTTTTGGCGCAACCACTGCTGTTAACATTGGCGCCGCGACTATCACGACCTGCATGACCAACCAGGCCTCGCCGCCGGCCGGCTTCACGACCGAAACCTACGCCAACCAGTTCGTCAACACGACGATCGCGAGCGGCGACTACCGGGAGAAGACCGGGGCAAACCTCCAGGCCGCGGGCACGGCGGACGCGACCAACGGCGCGACCGACATTGCCGGCACCGCACGGCCGCAGGGATCGAATTGGGACATCGGATGCTGGGAGCTGATCGCGGCGGCGCCACCGCCGACGGGCCGGGGGCTGTCAACGCTTGGCGTGGGGCATTAGGATGAACCGTCGTCTTCTCTTTGCGATACTGCTGCTGCTCGCCGCCGCCGGCTCGAGCGATGCAAGCCGCATGTTGGGCGGAGGAGCACCTCCTCCCGGCTGCACGATCACCGGCGTCAGCCACTCGGGCGCGACGACGTTTACCGGCAACCCGAACGGCGACGCGTCGGGCACCGCGGTCGGCACCTTCTCGGCGACGACGAGCGGCTCCTGCGCTTCGCCGTCCTGGACGGTCAGCGACAGCACCGATTTTCAGACGAGCGGCGCAACGCTTGAGACGAACGGCACGCCGCCGCCGGGGAACTACTCGACGACCTATACCGCGACGATCGCCGGCGCGACCGGATCGCCGTTCACGTCCGGCTCATCGCTCGCGGTCACCGGCAACGGCTTCACCGGCAACACGCTGTCGGGGACGACGTTTGCTCCCGGGGCATCGTCTGGTACGGTGGTCGGAGCGATCGGGGTCAACGAAATCGGCGGGACCTGCGGCGTCGGGTGCGTGCTCTCGCTGACCGGGACGGATGCGGCGAGCTTCCAGCTTTCCAGCGCCACGCTGCCGAGCAACCTGGAGACCCAGGGCGTTCTCTGCGGGTCGCCGCCATGCTCATATTCGATCAACGTCGTTGCGACGCAGAGCGGGATCGGCGCAAACCCAAAGAGCACCGCATTCAGCATCACGTCTAATGCGACGGCAAATCTCACGGTAGCGCTCAATTTCACCAACGGCCTCGATTCGACCGGCTCGGCGACGACGCTGAACTTCAGCCAGTCGAGCGCAACAAACCTCGGAGATTACGTCGGTCCTTACGTCTGCCAGCACAACTACCGCCAGATCAGCACCGACGGGTTCTGGGTGGTCTACTTCCGGCCAGATTGCAGCGGCGGGCGCGTCGAGGTCGTCGTCGAGCTTGGTTCCCAATTGCTGGCCCAGCACGATACCAGTACGCCGTTTCAGCAGGATGACCAGTTCACCGCGACGATCATGTCGGGTGCCACCACGCTGGCGACGCAGCTCGTCGACCACCAGTATTGGGGCACCCGCTGGCGCTGGCAATCGGCCGCCCGCCCGCTCGTGCGCACCCTGACGGGAGGCGGAGCAACCGACGTCGCCCACACGATGAAGCTGATGATCCCGTTCGACAACAGCATGTTGTACGGGATGTCGAGCGCCTATCCAGGCGCCGCGTATCAAAATACGCCAACACCGCTCATCTATTCCGGTCCCGGAGACGGGGCTGGAATCGCTTATTACATGCCGGATGGTGGATCACGGGCGGACATCGGCCTTTTACCAGATATGTGCGCCGCCTGGGTTGCCAACCCGACCGACGTGCTTGCTCAGCCGAGTTGCATGGCCTGGGGCGAAGCGACCTCCTCGATGCAGATCCACTTCCGCGACCTCGGCGCCCACAGCTTCGCGAACAACGGCTCATTCATAAACACAGAGATCGTCAGCCCCAGCGACTGGGCGTTCAATACCGGATGGCTGCAATACGGTCCTGATCGTACTTATATCAAAGCGCCGTGCAATCCGGCAGCTTCGTGGTGGACTGCCCATCCACCGGCCTGCACGCTCGACGGTACTGAGACGGGCAGCGCGCCGGCGGCGCCGACCGTAACGCTGACCACCGGCGGTCTGGCGAACAACCAGATCAACAACGGACCGTTCGCGACTCAGGTCAACACTTCTGTCGCTATACTCTACCCCGGAGGTATGACCAGTCCGGCGTCCGAAGATGCTGTTATATCGCTGACCCCAACAAATAATAGAGTGGTTGTTCACTCTCCCTCTGACCCGGGAGGCGGAGCATTAGGGTATCGCGTATATCTTATGATCTATCCTTCTCCTGGCACAAGATCAACGCAGATTTATAATGGCAACACGCTTGGGAACACGGTCCCTATTCCATTTGGTACAAATTACACGCAGGGAGTGACTGGCACGCCCTCAATGTTTACGGACGACATATGTCATTGGCCGCTCACGGCGTACCTGCCATTCCTGATGACCGACGACCCCTTCCTCTTGGAAGAAGTGCAGGCATCGGCCGACTTCGCAATCTGGGCCGACAATACCTCCCGCCCTCTCTTTAACGCTGCCTTCGGCACCACGCTGCAGGGCATTGTTAATGGGTATCATCAGGCAGAGCGTTGTTCGGCGTGGGCCATCCGGAACATCATGGTCGCGCGGATGGCCATGTCGACCTACAGCGGCACCCCGCCGGCCTGGCTCCTGCCATTGAGCTACTGGGACCAGGTGGTTTCGGACAACCTCGTCGTCGTCAACAAGTTTGTTTCCAGCACCTCGCTCGCTTTCGGTGGCCTTCTCAAAGCTTATAACGCCCTTGGACCTAATTCGTCGTGGTGGCACGCCTATGTGCTGTCCACATTAGGGTTGGCGAAGTGGAGCGGACAATTCTCAGGCTGGGAGTCATTCTATCAATATATGCTTACCAGTCTGTCGCAGTATTCCGATCCGAATGTTTTGGGCTGGTGTAATCAGCTTCCGGCGTGGATCGATGGACCATACACCAGTACCTTTGGGCCTGCCGGGGTGCACTATATATGGGAAAACTACAGCGGGCAGTTCGACTCTACCACTTACACCTCATTGGCCGCTCTTTATAATGGGTGGTATTCGACCTGGGGTTCTACCGGATACACCGGGCCGCCTCCGGTCGATTACAATCTTAATCCCATACCAACGCTGGCCGCTTGTAATCGCACCGGCCCGCTGATCAAGGAATTAACGAACCAAGGGGCCGATTACTTTCTGGAGAACCAGTTCGTTTTTCACTTGGCTCACCTTAACGGCGAGACGATCGCCGATTCAGCGATGACCTATGTCGACGCAAAGATGCCGGCGTTGATGAATTTGTACCTCGGCGAGCCGTTCGGACGGAGCTGGAAGTGGTCGATCTCGCCATGATGGTGTGCTATTCCCACGCGCGTTGCCGAAGTGGCGGGCGGGCGACCACCCCCAGGCAGTCGCCCGCCCTAAGCGCGGCGTGGGGACTCGCAATCCCCCACATATGTCCCGCTGATCAGCAGGCCACGGCCGCGAGAGTTCACCGTGTCAGCCGCGCTACGGGTGGGGCTGGCACCCCCACGACCGTCGCATTTTGATGGAAGCCCTTCCACCTGCTGACCAGTCTAGCGGGAATGGGAGCGACTGTCGATGCTTCTTCGGTCGGAATCAGTCGTTATTGATGGAGCTTTTCTGGCCCAACATCAATCTGCCCGGTGACGGCGGCGGTGACGAGTGATGATCGAGCTATGAGAGTACGAGCGGCGATTCGCATGATCCTTAGTGAGGTTAGTGAGGCGGACTTGGCTGATCTGCGCACGGTGTATCGCTGGTACGTTTTGATATTGGTGCTTGGCGCCGTTGTGTTGGCGCTTGGCCTCGCGTGGCCCGCGCACGCCCAGATCACCAGTTTCGCGTCCGCCAACTGCAACTCCAACCTTCCGATATCGAACGGCGGGCTGACGCTGGGGCCGTCGAGCGGCGGCAGCCAAACCGGCTGCATCGCCGGCACGCCGAAATGGAGCGGCCTCAAGTATTACGAGGCGACGCCCAACGTCACGCCGAACCAGATGGAGATTGGCGTATCGGCCAACACGACCGCCAATACCGTCGCCGGTGTGCCTCCGCTCGCCGCCATCTGGGTCGGCAGCGCTTACAATATCACCACCCCAGGCGCGCAGTTTGGCACTACTTTTTTTGACGCCGGCCTGAAAAATGGTACGACGTGGTGGAATTCTGTTCAGACCAGCGGCACGAGCTGTCCGGCCGCCAATGGCAAGACGGTCGGGATCGCGGCCGACCTCAATACCGACCCGCCGCAGGTGTGGACAACCTGCGATGTCACCGGGACCGGCGGTTTATCTGGGGGTCCGCTGTGGAACAACAGCGCCACGTCCTCGCCGACCGTGCCCGGCTCCGGCATCCCCGGCACTACCGGCGGGACTGGCGCGCAGATGTTTTTTCCTGGCTATGCCTATTTCCCGGCATTCGTCGCCTTGACCGGCGACGAGGCCACGTTCAACTTCGGTGCGACCAGCTTTGTCGGGACGCTGCCGACCGGGTACACATCGTGGAACTCGAACGTCGACGGCAGCGGTACGGCGCCAAATCCCGGCCCGACCAACCCAATGACGATTAACGTGGCGAACGCGCCGGAGTGGCAGACAGGTCACGTCTACGTTGCGGGAGATCGAGTCGTCGCCGGGCCAGCGTGGGTTGCCGGATCTCCCGGCTCGTACACCAACGGGAGCGCGGTTTACCTGTGGGCGACGACCAACGGCGGCACGTCGCTGGGCAGCGGCAACGGCCCGCAGACCTGCGGCACGCCGGCCAACACCGGCGGCGGCATTGTCAACCCGACATCTGCACCCGCCGGCTGGTCCGGCGCCACGACCGCCAGCGACAACGGCATCACCTGGACCTGTCTGTCGAAGGTCGATTACGTCACGATGACCGGGGCGTTCGCGGACGATCCGAGCGCGTGGGCGACGGGGACGACCTATTTCAACAACGCCTGGGTGGTCAACGCAGGCAACGGTTATCGCATGACGGCATCAATGGCCTCGCCGCCGTACACTTGTCTGTCGGCATCCTCCGGCTCTGGTCCGACCGGGACGACCCTCGGATTGGATATCGCTGACAACACCTGCAATTGGCAGTACCAGGGGGCCATCACATATACGTCGCTTGCGAACCAATGGCCGCATCAATTCAACCCAAAAACAAACAATGACTTCGGGGAAGTGAAGACTAATTATCGCGTCAATCTCAATGTCTGGTATGGCGGCAAGGAGCGCCAGGTCTATCAGCCGGGACAGAACGGCGAGAAGAACCCGATCCTGATGACGTTCCATAATGATGTAAGCGACGGGCCGCCCTACCTTCAGAACTGCAAGCAGGGGTGGTTCGCAAGTGGGATAACGCTCGCCTATGCCGGAGCGGGGCAGGTGAGCTGTAATGGAACCGGACTAGACTTTCCCTGGACGGTGACCGCCGTGGCAGGTGATAGCTGGGTCGATAACGTGACTGCCGCAGCCGGGCCGATGCGGGCGGATCCGACCAAAGGGGTAATGTTTTATTCGACACAGGCATTCAGCGTATCGGGCAACTACTATACCTCAGCGGGGGAGCCGTTTGCGTTCAGCGATCAGGAAGGTTATGTCTCTAGACTGCAATTTCAAGCTGTTGCAAGCACGATCGGCGCCTTCGCTCATTCGGGTGGACCAGGAAACCAGGCTGCCAACAACATTGTTCTGACGCAATCTATTCTTGATGCCGGGGGAGGGCCAGGTGTCATATACCTTGACAGTGCCATTGTATTTGCGAACAACTTGTTGATCTATCGTGGTTCGACGCCCGGATGCTATGCGATCAAGGTGAGCTATCCGGGGCCGGTTTACAACAACACGGCGATCGGTAACGGGACAGCGAATTGCACATTCATCCAAAGTCAAAACGATGGTGTCGGGACATATGGCACCAATGGAGGTTATCCGACCGGAGCTTATTTCCCGCCGCCTTTCAAGAACAACGTGTTCGTCGGCTTTCCCAATCCGTGGGGTTATTTGACCTCTGGCGGCGCCTGGCCCTCAGCCCTCGGCGCGAACAATGCTACCGATGTCGCATCGTCGTTCAGCGGCGGCTCGTTCACGAATTCGTTTGGCGAGGCATATACCTCGGTCATGCTCCCCGGCATCTCGGCCTCGGGTTGCAGCGGTGGCGCCTCGTGCTACAGCCTCACGCCGGCAAACGAGTTCGTCAACCCGACGGTCGGCGCCGCGCTCGACATGCGGGTCAAGGGAACCGGCGCGAACATCTACGGGGCCGGCGCGGTGTTCTCGTTCGCCAACGACAGCTTTTGGCAAGGCGCACCGCTGGCACCGCCGCCGACCGACATCTTCGGCTCGGCACGTCCGACCGCCGGGCGGTATGATATCGGGGCAGAGCAATTCGCGCCTGGATCATCGCCGCCGGTTGCCGGCGGGGGTCTGTTTTGATCTCGCCTCTGGCGAAGCGAGAAGAAGGCTGGTATGCGGTGCTGATCGGCAATCGCCTCGCCTGTCTGTACTGGACCGGCCGCGCCTGGGAATTCCCGCGCAACATCTATCAGCGCGTGAAGCTGCCGGAAGGCGCTGAAGCTGCGGCTGCGCCGATCGCATGGCCGGGCGATGCCTGACCCGCGCCGCGCCGCGGTCGTCACCGAGGCCGAGAGCTGGATCGGCACGCCGTTTCATCATGCCGCGCGCATCAAGGGGGCTGGCGTCGATTGCCTGATGCTGCTCGCCGAGGTCTACGAGCGTGCCGGGGTCACCGGGCCGATCGAGCCGCCGTTCTATGTGCCGGACTGGCACATGCACCGCGACGCCGAGCGCTATAGGGAAGGGCTGCTCGAGCATGCGCACGCGATCGAGGGGCCGCCGCTGCACGGCGACATCGCGCTGTTCAAGTTCGGCCGGACCTTTTCGCACGGTGCGATCGTCGTCGAATGGCCGCGGGTCGTGCATGCCTATTGGGGCGTCGGCGTGGTGTGGGGCGACGCGACGCTGTTCCCGCTGAAAGACCGCCCGGTGCGGTTCTTCTCGCCGTTCACGGAGGCAACATGATCATCGAGGCCAAGGATTTTGCCGGGCAGACATCAACCGGCCACAGCTTTGGTGTGCCGTTGCGCGAAAAGACCATCGAGGGCCTGCTGAAAATCATTGCTGCGATCGCCGATGGCCGGGCGCTGGTCCAGTCGGTGCGTGTTGCCGCCGACGTCAATGTCGCCGACTACCTGATGCACGCATTCACGCTGGTCTTTGCGGAACGGGCGGCGCCGCTGCCGCAGGAAGGCCAGATCAGCGGGGAGAAGCTGCGCGAGCTGTTCAGGAACTGCGAATCTGGAGGAGCGATCCGGCCCCGGGGCGCCCAATACACGGCGGAATGCCGGCATTCCTTCGGTGATGCGCCTTGCTGCTATATTGGCGAAGACGACAAGACAATCGAGACCTGCCTCTCAAAGTTCAAAATGTGGGGAGTCGGGTGGTAGCGATGAATAATAAGCGATCCCCGCCACGGAAAGAAACAGCGTATCATTCCGAGCTTTGTTTGTACGGCCCTGATTGGGAACCCGCCGGAGCAATTGGCGGAAGAATTGCGCGACCTCCTAGAGCAGGTGCATTTCCAGCGTCACCCCGCGTTGCGGGGCATCCAGGGTTGAAGATAGAGGGAAGCTAATGTTCGGCCAACTGAATCCGCGCGTTCCCGCCGATGTAGGCTTCGTCCATCTCGACGATGCCGCTCAGCAGTTTCCCATCGTCCGCCATCGACTTCCGTACGCGGTGCATCATCGACCACACCGTGGGCTGGCGCATTTCAAGATCGCGCGCCGCCTGCATGGACGACAGACCTTTCTTCGCGGCCATCAACGAAATCAGCAAAAACCAGCGTTGCAGGTCGATATGAGTCTTGTGGAAGATCGTGCCGACCGTGACGGAAAAGGACTTCTTGCAATCCTGGCATTGCCATCGATCATCACGAGTGACTTCCCGGTGGCGCGCGACTTTGGCGGATGCGCAATAAGTGCAAGTGGGGCTTTCGCCCCACCGCACGGTTTCGAGGTGTTGGATGCACGCTTCGCGTGTGGGCCAGCGGCGATAGACTTCGACGATGCCGGTCATCGATCAACCTTGCGCCCGGAACCAGCGGCTACCGTCGCCATTCTTGTCGCGGGAATGGCGCCCGATGACACGACCCCTGGCGTCTTTGATCTCGCACCAGTCCGCCAAACGGCCGTAGCTCTCGGCATGAGCGCGGCACTCGCGAATAGTCGCGAACTGGATCGGTGTAAAAATCGAACTGTCGCCTCCGACGTGGGCGACATATGGCCCACGGCTACGATTGGGATGGTTGACCATAGCTTAACCCTCCCGCCGAAATGCATGGTCATCGGTTACGATTTCCTGGCGGCCACTGCTCACGACGGTTTGCTTGATGTCTTGATATGTCCGGTGCTCAAGCACATCCGCCTCGACCGTCACCAGCACGCCCGCCTTACTACCGAGTGCCGACTTGCGCCGCAGCACAAACTGATTACCGTCGATGTCCTCAATAATGTGCATGACAGGCTTGTTACCAACCATGTGGCGGATCACACCTTCTATTCTGATGCGGTCACCAATCTCGCCGAAATGATTCGATGTTTTGCGAGGCTCGGCGGCTTTAACGATCGTGGCCATCTCTCGTCTCCGCCCCGGAACCCCGAGGCGCGGGCCGGAGGGAAGTCCCCGTCCGGTAAGCAGGAATGTAGCCGATCAAGGGTTAGACAGTCAAGCCCTAAAGCGTATAATTCCAGTTTTATGAGCGGCGAATTTTCCGGCGGCAAGGGCGGCGGACCAACACCGTTCACAAACGCGTTCAAGCCGTCGTCGGTCGCGTCGCTGCGCTACAACACCAGTCAGGCCGGGAGCCCGGTGCCGCTGGTCTACGGCACGCAGCGGGTGTCGATCAACCTGATCGAGCTGTGGGGGCAGGCCGGCGGCCTCAACCAGAGCACCAACTCGAAGGGCGGCAAGGGGATCGGCAGCTCGACCGGCAAGAAGGGCTCGACCGGCTCGAATTATTCGGTCGACGTCGCGTTCGGCGTGTGCCAGGGGCCGGTCAGCTATCTCGGTTCGCCGCACGGGTTGTCCGGCAACAACCAGGTGTGGGCCAACGGCACCGTCGCCGGGGCCAACACGGTCGGGCTCAACTACTACCTCGGCAATGACGGCCAGGCGGCCGACCCGGTGTTTCTCAGCTCCGACTCGAACACCCCGGTCGTCGGCTATTCCGGCACCAGCTATGTGACAGGTACGCCGATGCAGCTCGGCTCGACCCCGGCCCTGCCGAACCTGTCGTTCGAGATCAGCGGGTTCGGCAGCACAGCCAACGGCGGCGCCGGGTGCGGGCCGGGCTTTCCGGGCGACGCCAACCCGACGTTCATCGTCACCGATCTGTTGACCAACCCGCGCTATGGCGCCGGGTTTCCGGCGGCCAACCTCGACACCGCGGGATCGCTCGCCGATTTCGGCACTTATTGTCAGGCGGCCGGCCTTGCGATGTCGCTGCTGCTCGACCGGTGCCAGCCGTGCGCCCGCTGGCTCGAGGAGATCGCCGAACTGACCGTGTCGGCCGTTTTGTGGTCGGGCAGCCTCTTGAAGATCATCCCCTACGGCGACCAGACGCTGACCAGCAACGGCGCGACGTGGAACCCGAACCTGACCTGGCAGTACAGCCTCGGCGATGCGGACCTGATCGATTTCGGCGGCGGCACCGATCCGGTCGTCATCACCAGGAGCGATCCGACGGCGGCGACCAACTGGCTCAGCCTCGAATATCAGGACGCCAACAACAACTACAACCCGCAGATCCTGCCGGTGTGGGACCAGGGCCTCATCGACCAGTTCGGCACCCGCACCGCGCCGAGCATCCAGGCGCACGAATTCACCAACGCCGCCGGCGCCACAATCTCGGCAACGCTGATGCTGCAGCGCAAGGCCTATATCCGCAACACCTTTAAATTCAAGCTCGGCTTCCGTTATTCGCTGCTCGAACCGATGGACATCGTGCTGCTGACCGATGCGACGACCGGGCTCTCGGGCGCAGCGGTGCGCATCACCCAGATCGATGAAGACGACAACGGCGAGATGACCGTCACCGCCGAGGAAATCCCGGGAGTGACGCCGTGAGCGGCGAGCGGCTGCGCGCGGAGATCGCTGCGTTGGGCCTGATGCAGACGGATTTAGCACGGCTGATCGAGGTAACCCCGCGTGCGGTGAATTTGTGGTGCGCGGGACAGCGGAGAGTGCCGGGGCCGGTCACAGCTTTTCTTCGTGTGTTTCGAGCACTGCCGCGTGGCCGGCGATTGCAATTGATCGCGGACGCTAAAGAGCGATGACCGGGACAATCACGCCGATCGGGGTCGGCACCGCGACCTTGTACCCGAAGCTGACGACGGCCGGGGCCGGCTACAACATGCTGGTGCCGCCCGGCAACACCAACCCGCCGATCATCTTCGAGCCGCCGGCGGCGCTCTCCGGCGGCGCGCTCGAGGTGTGGATGATCGCCTCGGGCGGCGCCAACTGGGGCGGCTGCCAGGCGTGGGTCTCGCTCAGCGGCAACACCTATGCGCTGGCCGGGACGATCTACAAGGGCGCGCGCCAGGGCGTGCTGAGCGCCAATCTCGCCAGCCACAGCGACCCGGACACGGTCGACACGCTGGCGGTCGACCTGACCGAGAGCCTCGGGCAGCTGCTCGGCGGCACGGCGACCGACGCCGACAATTTCACGACGCTGTGCTATTGCGCCGGCGAGCTGGTCAGCTACCAGTCGGCGACGCTGACCGCCGCCTACAAATACAACCTCGGGACCCGGCTGCGCCGCGGCGTCTATGGCACGCCGATCGGCGCCCACTCGTCGGGCGCCGGGTTCGCCCGGTTCGGGCCGAACGACCCGTCGCTGTTCAGATACGTCTACCCGGCCAACCTGATCGGCCAGACGATCTCGGTCAAACTGCCGGCTTTCAACACCTTTGGGCAAGCCTTGCAATCGCTCGCCGGCCTCATCGTCGACACCTATGTCCTGACCGGCGCCGGCGCGGTGATGCCGGCCACGATCCTCTTCCAGTATCTCGGCATCCCGCAGATCGGCGCGCCGGTCGAGCGCTACACCTTTGGCGAGAGCGTCAATTTCGTCACCAATTTTACCGGCAGCCTGTGCACCGCCGGTCTCGCCGCGACGGCGCAGACGATCTTCGACATCGCCCAGAATGGCACCAACTTCGCGACGATGACCTTTGCCATCGGCGGCACGGCCGCGACGTTCTCGGGGACCGCGGCATCGTTTGTCCCGGGCGACGTCCTGACGCTTATCCCGCGCCGCACTGACGCGACGCTGGCCAACCTGTCCGGTGTGCTCGCCGGCACGCATTGAGGGGAGAAAGCCCATGGAGCCTCTACGCAAGCCCTGCCCGGCATGCCGGGGGAGTGGCGTCATGCCGCGCACCCGGCGGCTGATCGACGGCGTGCCAGACGCGTTCGATCAACGCACCGAAGAACTGTGCATGCGCTGCGGCGGCAGCGGCAAAGTGCGCGATGCCGGTCCGGCCAAAGAAACGCCAAAGGCAACGGCGGTGGCCGCCCACGACGATTGCTGCATGGATTGAGGTGCGGCGGTCCGTTATGCGCGGTCCGCGCCCAGGTCAGGGCCGGCGCGCCGCTGCCCGATTTCTTCCGCCCGACGAAAACCGCGTAGGAAGCCCGTGGGCGAGCGACATCTGCCGCCCGCTAACCCCCTACCCGGCACCCTCGCTCCCTGCATCCCACGGCCGCCAGACGCGGCCATTTTCGCGAAAGGACTGATCATGTCGTTGTTGACCACGATCGAAGGCGAGCTGCCGAAGATCACCGCGGCATTGCCCAATCTCGGCGCCGTGCTGCCGGCCGTCGCCCGGGCGGCGCATGTTGCCGAGGGCGTCGCGCTGGTCATGCCGGGGCTGATCGCCGACATCCTGCGTTTGCGCTCCAGCCCGTCGGTCGCGGCGATCGAAAAGCTCGTCGCCGACCTCGAGGCGGCATGGTCGACCGTCACGGTCGCGATCGCCGTCGGTACCGTCGCCGAGCCCGAGCTCGTCGCCGCGCTCAATGCGGCCAAGGACGCCGCGCACGCAGCCGCCGCATAAGCATTTCCTCACGCCAGGAAGTCATCTAATATAATTCCCCAACAAAAAGGGGGGCGCGGGAATTGTCTTTGGCTTCGGCTTGTAGGCGAGCACCATCCGCACGAAGCGGTTTAGGATGTCTGGCGGTTTCGGCTGGTCGGTCATGAGCCTCGTTCATTGCTTGCCAGATATCGAGCACCTTCTCGGGAGTTGAGCGATCGTCATCGGACCCATAGGCCCGAATACCAGCCTCGATCATGGCCTGGGTCATTTCGGGCACCCTCCGAGTGGCATCGCGTGCTTCTGGATAGGGTTGGGAACGCCCTAGTGTTGTGCGCCTATCGGGCGCCCCATCCTTTCGTGTGCCGTATTCGGAGGGCACTTGCTCCTGATGGTTAGCAGACGTGCCACCGGGCGCAATATCAGCTATCTGTGATTTGATCGTTTCGCGCTTCCATTCGCTCCAGGACCGAACGACCGTACTTGCCTGATCAAGTTGTTTATTAAGCCAGTTCTGCTTTGCCATTGGCTTCCTCTGATTAATCTCTTCTATGCTGGCGGTTGCCGCCGCCGCAATGCCATGCTCGCGCGTTCGAGTTGTTCGAGCGTCCCGGCCGTGATCGAAAAATTGTACGGGCTGTCTGAGACCCGCAATTCGATTACCGCCAAACTTGAGACGCGGCACCTTTCCAGCAAACCTTCCTTTTGGCCGTGATTGCTGCGCTCGAATTGGATGGTGTCAGCCTCGCGGACGTATAGGTTCAGAAGAAACAGAAATCGATCGTGTAGAGGATTGCCGTCGCCTGTGCACCCATGGCTAGAATGCCCCCGACAAGTAAGGGGAGTGAGCCTTGGTCGATCCCGATAAAGAGGGCGGGAGCGCCGAACCACATCAGAACAGCGCAGAGCAGCCCCACGGCGGCTATTACAAGAGCCTTCATCAAGCCGGTACCCTGATATGGTACCTGCTCAGGTGGCCCCGCCGTTGGTGGCGAGGCGGCGACCACAATCGACGTACCGCGAACGCCACAGTTCTCTTGACGCTGGGTACGCTGGTGCTGGCGGCCGTCAATCTCGGGATGCTTTTGGAAATGCGCCGGGGCGGCGATCAGCAACATATGGACACCATAGCCGTACTCCGGAAGACCGATGCCACCATCGCCGCATTGAACGAGCAGGCCGTCGTAATGCGCGGTCAGTTGGATGAAATGCGGGCGACTCGCCGTCCCTGGCTGACGATGGACGCGCGGGTGACCGAAAATCTTTATTACAACGTCAACGGGGTGAATATCGGCCTCACGTTCACATTGCGAAATACAGGATTGACGCCAGCAACCCGCGCTTGGATTCATCCCAACATATTCGTCACTGAACCAGGCGATATTACGGCCGCAGTCCAGAAAGAGTGCGCTAATGCGCCTGGTATTATCGGGGTCGATATTTTCCCGAATGGACAGTGGGAGCAGCCGATCGGGATTATTCTCAGCAAAGAGGCGGTGGATGAATGGTGGCACAGATTCCCGACATTGCGTCCTGCGATCTTTCCGGTTGTCGTCGCATGCATCGTCTACCTCTCGCCATCGGATACACTCGTCCACCACACACCGTTTGTTTACATTCTCCGCGCTAGCCGTAGCCTCGGTCCAAACCGCGCGGTCGGTCCCATTTGGGTAGACGACGACACCATTCCAGCATCGAACCTGGGACTCGTCACCTCGATAATCGGCTCCTGGCGCGCTGATTAACAGTGGACCTGCGATGGCGAAGGTCTGATCGTGGCACAAATGACAGCACGCGAGGAAGGCAACAAATATACTTAGGCGGGAGTTCCGCGCAACCCGCGCGCTCACGGCACGCTCCTAAGACACGATGCACCCCCGCATCGTGCTCGACTTGCCGACCGCGCCCCAATATTCCGATTGATCACTTGCGCCATAATACCGGGCGAGTCGGGGCGGCGGTAGAGACCCATGCCATGCTCCCTTGGGGCTGTCTCCGGGCGGCGATAAAGGTGTCGAGGTCGGAGGGCGCAAACCGCTTGCGCTTGCCGACCAGGACATAGCGCAGCGCGCCGGCGGCGACAAACCCGGCGAGGCTCCTTGTGCTCATGCTGAGCAGCTCTGCCGCCTCGCGCGCCGTGTAGAGCAGCCGCGCCGGCCGGGTGCGCGCCGGCTCAGGCATCGCCGATACGCGCACTCATGCCGGGCGCGCCATGTTTCACCGGGAAATCCGACCATTCGCGGCCGTCGAGCCGGCGGCCGGCGGCGCGCTTGCCGACGCGGACAACCCCGTCATCGGTGAGACCACGAACGTCCAAATCTTCGAGGGTCTCGGATGCGTAATCGGCGGCGGGTGCCCACTCGCCCCATTGCTTGAAGAAGAACGGGACGCTGGCGGCGAGGCACTGGTCGCGCAAGCTCCGCGCCCAGGCCGGGTGCATCGGCCGCGCTTGGGGGCCGCTCTCGCCGCCGACGATAACCCAATTGAGATGCGGCCCGGCTTCGATGCGCATCGTGCCGCTTGGACGGTCGTTCGGATGCTCTTGGCCACGTTCTTCGGCCGCGCAAAGATCGGCCGCGCTATAAAATGGGCACCCGCTAAAAAGGCCGCGCAGAGCGTCACGACGGCATTCAGTCCAATCGGGTGACGGCGGGTCGCGCAATCGCAATGCGGTTAGATCGACCGGCCCAAGCAGCGGTTCGGCCGAGATGAAGCGCACTGCGGCCGGCGTCGCGAACAACTCGGGGATCCGCTCGTCGGCGGTTGTCTGGTCCTCGACCGAGACCCCGAGCCAGACATTCGGCAGGGGCACCCAGAGATCGCGATATTCGAGGCATTCATGGTGCACGACGCCGTCGAGCGCGAGGCGCTTTGCTGTGCCCATGTAATCCCGCATCCGCTCGGCGCGTTTGGTCAGAACTATGAAGGTATGCTGCGGCGCCAGCGCCATGACCGCGAACACCCGGTCGATCATTGCGTCGGGGATGAATTCGCAGAACAGGTCGGACATCGACAGCGTGAACACCCACGGTCGGCGCCAGTGCAGCGGCCAGGCGAGGATCCTGTCGTCGATGAAGATGTCGAGCCGGTCGGCGTACTGCGCCCGGTAGTCGATGCCGGTACCGAGGCGGCAACAGAACCGGCACTCCTCGCTGAGATGGGTGCAGAACCAGCTGATCCTGCCGGTCTCGCGATCGCGGGCGCGCACCGGGTTCCAGCTCGCATCGGCCCACTCGCGCTCTTGCCGATTCATCCCGGCCGGGTGACGCTGTTTAAGCATGAGGGCAAGGACGGCATGACCGCGCATCGCCGCCGGCCGGACCGGAGGCCAGATTGACCATGGCCGACAACACCGCGATCGGGCGCCTCCTGCTCCGGTGCCATCGCGGCGGCGAGGGTCCGCTGCAACACCGGTTTCATCTTGAATTTGGCGGTCGGCTTCGGCGTCAGCATCAGTGACTCGCCGGTGGCCGGGTTGCGCCCGATGCCGCCGCGGGTCAACCCGGGAATGAGCACACCAAGCCCCGGCAGGGTTATGCGGTCGCCGGCGGCGAGCCGGGCCGCGATCTCGGCGAACAGGGCGTCGACGACGCACGCCGCCGTCTCGCGCGAACAATCGAGTTCGCGGCGGACCGCGGTGATCATGTCTTCTTTGGTCATCCTCATTCTCCTTCCTCTGAAAAAACTCGAGCGAGATGGCAGATGCGCCGCCGGGCTGCCGTCTCGGTATGGCTCGCCCCGGCTTCCATCCGGTCCGCCGAGCGCTGGAAGCCGGGGCGCTCCGGCGCGGTCTGCGCCGAAGGCTGTTTGGTTAAGCCCGGGTCATCGGCCGGTCTCCCAGGCCGCGAGGAGGCGCTTGCCGGTGGGGCTGGTCGACAGATAACCGGGCTTGATCGCGCACGGCACGAGCCAGCCGCGCTCGAGCGCGACCGTCTGGGCGCGGGCCACCTGGCCCGCGGCAAAATGCCAGCCCGGCCCGTGTGCGCAATATTGCAGCTCGCGCAGGATGTCGGCGGTCTCATCGTCGAGATCGAGCCTGGGATTGTCCTGCATCGCGGGCCTCGTTAAACCGGGGAGGGCAAAGGGAGGCGCAAATGCGCTGGATGGCCGCAATCATGGTGCTTGCGATGTTTGCAGGGCTGGCATTGCAGCAGCGCTGCCAGCCGGGTGCGCAGCCCGAACCGGTACGGTCGAGCCGTCATGCGACGCCGGGGCAGCTTTACGAGGCGCGCGAACTGATCAACGCCCTGGGTTACGATTGCCGCGCGGTCGACGAGATGCTGCCGTTCGCGTTCAGCGAGGGCTGGACGGTGTGGTGCAACGGAATGCGGTATCGGTTCGAACTCGCCAACCACGGCGGCAAATGGTCGGTCGAGGCGAAATAGCGCAGCTGGGTCGGGCAAAGGCGGGCCTCCCGCGGGTGACGGGAGAAGTATCGGGTTGCGAGACTAGCCTGTCAAGCGAAACGTGTCGGTTTGCGATACCCGCGCGTGGGGGCGAAATGTTACTCGCTTGAAGGCTCGCCGCTCTTGTCGCGAAAACGAATGATTATGGCCCCTTTTTAGCGTGGCGCCGGGGTGGCGCCTGGCTCGCTCGGTTAACCGCCGCGAGGCGGCCTTCGATGACCGATTCGACAAGGCCACGATCAGGCTCGGCAAGCTCGCGATAGCGCTCCAGGTGGTCGCGCTCGGCCAGCGGCAAAATCGTCGGCGGCAGGTCGGGCAAGAGGTCTGAGGGATGGCAGTCGAGCGCCGCCGCCAGCCGATACATCCACATGATGTCCATCCGCACGCCATGCACGTGGTGCGGCCCCCATTCGAGCTTTTCGATCTGCCCCTTAGTGGTGGGCGGCACGCACCGCTGGGCCAGCGCGTCCAGCGATAGCCCGCGCTCAAGTCGCAAGGCGCGCAATCGGTTGGGCCGCGACGGATCATAGCCGCTGGGCAGGAGGAATCTGCGCGTCGTCATCAACTGAAGGTGTCGAAAAACAACACCTTGTGCAGTCCCGGAAGCCGACACGCTACCCCTTGACATTAGTATCGAAACCCGACACTATCATAGCACGCGATGTGGGGAAGACGCGCCGGTGAAATGGGGCGATTGGATATCCGACTGCACATTGAGCTGGGCCGAGGCCGGGCGGCGCGTCGGCGTGACGAAATCCGCGGCCCGCCAGTTCGCCTACGGCCGGGTGCCGCGCAGGGCAACGATGTTGCGGATTTATCTGGCGACCGGCGGCCGGGTCAGCCCGAACGATTTTTACGACCTGCCGGCGCTGCCCGCCGCGGCCGGCGAGCGCGAGGAGGCGGCCTGATGGCAGGCGGCGACAACACCCCGCTGACCATGGCCGAGCGCACGGCGCGCGCGATGGCGCGGATCCGCGCCGTATTTCGGCGGGGGTCAGCCGTGAGCGAACCGACTCAGAAGATTGTAGGGCGCGGCGCTGTGGAAAAGGGGAGAGTGCTCCCCACGTCGCACGTGAGCGCCCCCATGCCTCCCGTGCAGCCGCCACGGCTGTCGCCTACGCAAAGCGCCCCCGACGGGGCGCCGGTCGATGTCTGGGTGCGCACCGCGCACGGCCTCAGACGCTGGCGGATGCCGATCGTCGACCATTGGAGCATCACCGCGCTGCCCGACGGGGCGCGGATGATCGAAATCTCCGGGTCGCGGCCGTTGCGCGCCGATGCCGCGGTCGCGGCGCATCTCGCCTGGCTCTTGATGCCGGAAGAGTGGCGCACCCATCTCGCGTTCTATCGGGCGGAGTGCGGCGATGGCTGACGAGGGGCTCGCCGGGATGCTGCCGCCGGGCTGCCCGTGGGTGGTGTCGAGCCAGGCGGCGCGCGAGCGGGGCGCCACGCTGCGCTTTGCCGCGTCGCTCGCCGACGCGATGCTGCTGGCCGATCGGGTTTTTGTCTATGGCGCGGCGCGGGCCGAGCATGCGGTCTCCGGCGAGCGCTGGGAACGCCGGCGGCGGCGCTGGCAGCGGGTGCGGCCCGCCGCTCCGACGGCGACGGCCGTTGCGCCGACCGAGGCGGCACCTGAATACTGGTGGCAGAAGCTGTGATGGCCTGGCTGATCCTCGCCTGGCTCGCGGCGCACGGCTACGATTCGGTGCAGCGCGATGTCGTGTTTGTCGCGGCGCGCGTCGAATCGGGGCTGCGTCCGGAAATCCGCAACGGCCCGCACCGCGGCCTCATGCAGTGGGCCGGCCCGCGGGCGGCCCGGCTGCGGTATTACGAGCGCGGCCGGATCGCGCAATTGATGCGCGACGCACCCGGTCGCGACCTGCGGCTCGCCCAGGCGACAGCGCAGCTCGAATTCATGGACCGCGAATGGCGGGCGATGCCGGTCAGCGCGCGATTTTTCCGGGCAACCGACCGCGCGGCGGCCTGGGATGTGTTCTGCGCGCATTTTCTCAGGCGGAGGGGGTGCTGATGGGGGCCGAACGCCTCGCCGGCGAGATCGTCGCGGCCGAATTCCTGCTGCTGGTGCTGTGCCTCGGCGCGATGCTCGGTGGCGGCTTCGCGCTGGTGTTGACCTGGCTGCGGCGGCTGGCCGTGCGCGCCGCCGACCGCCGCCTGCATGGGCCTTGAGCGATGGGCGGCGAACGTAAATCGGAATCGCATGGCGAGGCCGGGTATGCGCGGCGGCCGCATGATGCCTATTTCACCGAGCCGTGGGTGACCAGGGCATTGCTTGCCGCGGTCGATCTCGGGGCGCCCGGTGTGGCGCGCGCGCACACTGTCGTGTGGGAGCCGGCGTGCGGCGACGGGCGGATGGCGCGGCCGATCGAGGAGGCCGGCTACCAAGTCTGCGCCAGCGACATCGGCGACTGGGGCTATGGCGCGCGTCACGTCGATTTTCTCGATCCGGCGAGCGCGACGGCGAGCGATGCCCTGGCCTGCATCGCGATCGTCACCAACCCGCCGTTCGATCAGGCGGTTCTGTTCATCGGCCGTGCCTTGCAACTGATGCAGCCGGTGGGCGGCAAGGTCGCGCTATTGCAGCGCCATGAGTTCGACGCGCCGGTGTCGCACCACGCACTGTTCGCGCCGCCGTTCGCCGCCAAGCTGGTGCTGCCGCGGCGGCCGACCTGGTCGGACGAACCCGAGACGGCGAGCCCGCGGTTCCCGTATGCCTGGTATCTGTGGGACTGGCGGTATCGGGGGCCGCCGGTGCTGCGCTGGCTGCCCGACCCAGATATGCCGGAGGAGGATGCCGGCGGGAGGCTGTTGTGAGCGGGCCGCAACGCATCGGGCTGCCGAACCGCCGCGAGACGCAGACCGAGACGCTGGCGATCGGCAGCGAGGTCCATGCCGCGGTCGGGTTCGCCGAAGACGGCGCGCCGAAAGAGCTCTTCCTGTCGGGCGGCAAGGAAGGCAGCGATATCAGCGCGCTCCTCAGCGACGCCGCGGTCATCATTTCGGTCGCGTTGCAGCATGGCGTTCCGGCGAGCGCCCTGGCGCATTCGATCAGCCGCCTCCCGGCGTGGCCCGACGCGCCGAGCCGGGTGCTGTGCGGCAGCGCCCCGGTCTCGGTGATCGGCGCCGCGCTCGACCTGCTGGTGGCATACGAAACCGAGGAATCGCGATGACGGTGCCCTGGCTGAGAGATATCCCCGCGCTGATCGCGATCCACCGGGAGCGCTACCGGCAGATTCAGGTGGAAGGCCATTCCCCGGCCGATGATGACGGGCTCCGCATGGCCGAGCTGTCGCGCGCCGCGGCGGCGTTTGCGCTGCTCGCCGCGGCGGGCGTTTCGGTGCAGCCGCACGAGATCCGCAAATGGGCCGCCGCGGTGTGGCCGTTTGCGCCCGAGAAATTGCGCGAGAAACGCTCGCCGCAGCGGATGCTGGTGATCGCCGGCGCGCTGATCTTCGCCGAGATCGAGCGGCTCGAGCGGGCGCGGCTCGCGCTCCAGGCGCGCCTGGCGGCCTGCCGCGATTGCCCGGCTGAGCGCGGCGGCCCGTGCCATTGCCTGCTGGCCGCGCCGCCGGGGATCGGGCTGTGAGCCGGTCGGAGCACCGCGGCGCGAGCTGGGCCGGTGCCGGCGAGGCGGTCGTCGCGGCGGCGCAGGATCGCCGGCGCGCGCCGGCCGACCCGGGCGAGGATTGGTCCTCGCTGCGCGGCGCCCAGGAGCTGGCGCGGCGGATCACCCGGCACTGGGCGGCGGAAGGGGTGCGCTGCCATTGCCGGGTGGAGTCGGCCGGGTTTGGCATGTTTTGCGTGCGATCGAATTTTTCGCCCGGCCGCGCAGGCAATGGTCGGGACACCGCAAATAATGCACCGGAAGGGAGGCGGCCGTGAGCGAGTTCGGCGAACCGCTGGATGCGGCGCAGCTGGCGGCGATCTCGGCCGCACCGACAGCGGCGCGGCTCGCCGTTGCGTCGTGCAGAGGCGGCTGCCCGGTCATCGTCTTCTACGACAGGGCCGGCGAGGTCATGGCCTGCGCCCACATCCCGGCCGACGAACTCGAAATCGTGATCGCCGAGTTGCGCGCGATGCGCGACCTCGGCGCCGCCTTGCGGCGGCCGCCGGCGTGAGCGCGCCATACCAGTTGGCGGCGTCGCCGCCGGGGGTCGGGCAATGAGCCGCCGCGGCGAGCACCCGGCGCCGCAATCGGGTGCGGTCGATCTGCGCGAACCGGCCGTGCCGTGGCCGATCGGCCGCGACCGGTTCGTCGGGCAGTGTTTTGAGGATGCGCCGGAGGCAGCGATCGATCGTGGCTCCTGGCATATGCCGGCCCGGCCCGCGAGCGAAACCGGGCGGGGCTCGGTGTCGGCGCTGTCGTGGGCGATCCGCGAATGAATGGCCAGGGGCAGATTCGTGGCGGGCGGATCGATCCGGGGTGGCTTGCCGAGGTCAAGCGGCGGGTGCGCCTCGTTGAACTGATCGCGCCGGCGCTCGACAAGTGGAAGCCGAGCGGCGAGGGGGGGCGCGGCCTCTGCCCGTTCCACCACGAGCGGACACCGAGCTTCTATGTCGTCGAGCGCAAGGGGTTCTGGCACTGTTTCGGCTGCGGCGCGCATGGCGACGCGGTCGGCTGGATCATGCAGACGACCGATGCGCGCGAGTTTCGCGATGCGGTCGCCTGGCTCGCGGCGCGGGTCGGGATGACGGCACCGGGCAGCGGGCCGGTCCTCGCGCCAAAGCCGATCGTAAGGCGCCACGGGTCGGAGGCGCTCGCCGCCGAGCGGGCGCGCAAGATCAAGATCGCGCGGGCGATCTGGGCCGTTACCAGGCCGATCCTGTCGACCCCGGCGGACACCTATCTGCGGCGCGCCAGGCATATCTGGCTGGCGACGCTGCCGCCGACGCTGCGCTTTGCGCCGGCCCTGGCGCATCCGTATCTGGAGCGCGGCGCGGCCGGGCTGCCGGCGCTGGTCGGCGCGGTGCAGGGCATCGACGACGGGCCGCCCGACGACCCGGCCGGCGATCGCCGCATCGTCGGGGTGCACTGCACCTATCTCGCGCCGGACGGGTCAGGCAAGGCGGCGGCGCCGGCCGGCACGGCGCTCGATGCCGACTGGAAGGCGAAGATCATGCGCGGCGCCTGTTGGGGCGGCGCGGTCCGGCTGACCGCGGCGGAAGACCTGATGGTTATCGCCGAGGGGATCGAAACCGCCCTGTCGCTGCTGATGGCGCTGTGGGATGACGACATCGGGTGCGCCCATCTCGACGGCGAGCCGATTGGGGTGTGGGCGGCGTTGTCGCTCGGCAACCTGGGCAAACTGTGGCTGCCCGACCGGGTGCGCGAGGTGATCCTCGCCGCCGACAGCGACGGCAAGGTGCCGGCGGTTGGCGCATGCCACGCAAAACAGCCCGCCCCCGACGAGCTGCTGGCGTGCGCCGCCGAGCCGCACCGCCAGGCCGGCCGGCTGGTGCGCATCGCCCGGCCGCCGGCCGGGACCGACTTCAACGATCTGCTCGCCGCAGGCGCGGTTATGCCGGCTGGCGATTTCGGAATGGCGGAGGAAATAGGATGATAGGGCAGCAGGGCGCCAATTGGGTCGGCGGCGGGGAAATGAAGGCGCTCCATCGGATCATCAAGCCGGTCATCGCCGATGATGAAGATGCGGCGCCAGGTCTCGGGCACAACCGTCCGCCAGCGGGCGCGGTGGTGCACAACGTCCGGCCGGAGGCGCTGGCGCTTGAGGAGCAGATTGCGGTCGTTACCCGGGCGATGAACGCCGCCGAGAGCGGGCGCGCGCAGGCGGAAAGGCTGGCGATCGTCGCCGGCCGGGAACTGCTCAAGCTGCAGCGTATCTGGAGGGCTGCAATGGCCATTGAGCCGGCGGAGCGTCAGAAGGAGATCGGCAGGCTGGCGGCGGAGGGAATGAAGCATGGGCAGATCGGGGTAAGACTGGGGATATCGCCCAACTCCGTGAAGGATGCGCTAAAGAAGGCCAATCGCGGGCAGGTGCTCGGCCCACCCACGGGAAGAAGCGGCGGCTTCACAAAATGGGCGGCCGCGCGTTTCGGTAAGAAGGTAAACAGCATCAACTACTATTTGCACTCGGCTCGCGACCCCGAACGGCAAGCGGAGACCGTGCGCCGCGGCCAGGACCGCCGTCGTCAACGCGTCCTGGCGGGGCAGGTAAGCGAGGGTAAGGTGGGGATCGATACCTTTAAAAAAGCCTTTCTTAGTCTTTTGCCCCCTGAGCGCGAAGCGATCTTCCGCTGGATTGCCTCGATGCAAAATCACCGGGTGGATTAGCTGGTGGCCCGGTCGCGCGGCGAGTCGGAAATCCTGCGTCTGGTCAAGGGCGCCCCCGAGGCCGATGGCGACGACGGCGGCGGGACGCTCGACGAACGGATGGCGAAGAAGGCGCTCAACGACATCGGCAACGGCGAGCGGTTCCGGATCCGCTACGGCACCGCCAATTTCATGCTGGTGCCGGAGATCGGCTGGTTTGCCTGGGTCAAGACCCACTGGTCGCTGCGCGACGGCGACCGGCTCCTCGGGCTGGCCTTGCAGAAGACCGCCGTCAAGATAAACGCCGAGGCCGCGGCCGCGGCGGGCAACCCCGACCTGTTCGACGCCAGACAGGTCGCCGGGCTGCGCGGCTGGGCCAACGAAAGCGGCAATTCGGCGCGGCTCGCCGGGATGCTCAGCGCGGCGCGGCCGCATCTGATGCACTATCCCGACGAGCTCGACGGCGACCCGCTGCTGGTCAACTGTCAGAACGGCAGCCTCGAGCTCGGCGCCGAGGCGAGCGACACCGGCGGGGTCGCGGTGCGGCTGCGGCGTCACCAGCGCCGCGATCTCTGCACCCGCATATTGCCGGTCGGCTGGGACGAAGCCGCCGAATGCCCCCGGTTCGAGGCGTTTCTCGCCGAGGTGCTGCCCGATCCCGAGGTCCGCCAGTGGGTGCAGAAACTCTTTGGCTATGCGCTGTCGGGCGCCACCAGCGAGCACATGATGGCGGCATTCTGGGGCGACGGGCAGAACGGCAAATCGACGCTGTGCAAGCTGTTTCGCTGGCTCTACGGCGACTATGCGACGACGATCGAGTTTGCCACGATCCTGACCGACGGCGGCCCGAAGCGCGGCTCGGACGCCTCGCCCGACCTGGCGAAGCTGCCCGGGGTGCGCGCGGTCTTTGCTGCCGAGCCGAGGAAGGGGGCGCGGATCGACGACGGCAGGATCAAGAGCCTGACGAGCTACGACGAATTCCCGGTGCGGAAGCTCAACAAGGAGTTCTTCGACCTGCAGCCGGTGTTCAAGCTGATCCTCAACTTCAACAACAAGCCGGTGGTGCGCGACGACACGCACGGGATGTGGCGGCGGGTGCGGCTGGTGCCGTTCGGTGTGATCATCCCTGAGGAGCGCGCCGACAAGGGGCTGCTCGACAAGCTCAAGGGCGAGGGGCCGGGGGTCCTCAACTGGGCGGTCGCCGGGTATCGGGCGTGGCGCGAAGAGGGGCTCGACCCGCCCGAGGCGATCCGCACCGCGACCGGAGACTATCGCAGCGAGTCGGACCGGATCGGCCAGTTCATCGCCGCGGCGCTGGTGCGGACCGACCCGTTCGACCCGAATGTGCGGCTCAGCGCCAGCGATATTTATGCGTGTTATGAAGGCTGGTGCCGGGCCAACGAAGTAAAGCCGATGTCCCTGACCCTCTTTGGCAAAGAACTGACCAAGAGAAACATCCCCGCCGAAAAGCGCGGCACGGTCGCCCGGCTCGGCGTCCGGTGGTCCGGCGAATGCGACTGGGAGTGGGCGCAGGGGTTCGGCAGCATGTAGGCAAACTGTCCAAACTGTCCGCAACTGTCCAGAAATAACCTGAGCGATTTCAGTCGCTTTGGACGGTTGGACAGTTTGGACAGTTGGGGCGGTTCGGTTCATAGCGGGCGGGCGGGCGTGTGGGTGTGCGTAGAAAACTATCCAAACTGTCCAAACTATCCAAAGTGCTTGTGAAATAAGGGGAAAGTGGGCGGACAGTTGGGCGGCGACCGTCCGCCGACTGTCCGGGCCAAAGGGGGAATTGAGGAAAATGGCGGCCAATCGATTGATCGCGACAGCGTTGGGTAACGTCGGCGGCGGCATCGGCCAGGCCGATCAGCTGCGGCTGCGCAACCTGACCGAGGGCGAGCGCGCCGGGCTGGAACCGGCGCGGCTGCGGCAGGGCGCCGTCATGGGATTGTCGCGGTCGATCGCCGATGCGGCCGGCGGGGTGAGCCAGCCGGTGCTGGCCCTGTCGACGCTGGCGCTGATGGAGCGGCGCGGCACGATCACCCTGGCGCAGCGGCGGGCCGGCGAAGCCTTTCACGCGTGCTTTCGGGTGGCCCAGCTCGACGGGTTGAGGGCGGCCGACATGGCGCGGGTGTCGGGCGGCACGGCGCCGCTGATGCCGGGACCGGGCAGCGGGCACGAGCGGGCGCGGCGCCGAATCTCCGCGGCGATGACCCGGCTCGGCGGCGAGTGCAGCGTTACCGCCAGCGCCGCGTGGCATGTCCTCGGGCTCGAATGGTCGTTGCGCCGGTGGGGGCAGAAAGCCTGCCGCGGCAACGTTCATCAGGCAGCGGGTGTGGTGCTGGCGGCGCTCGATCTGCTCGAGGATGATTTTGGGGGTTGACAGGGCTGTGCCACAAGATGTAGCCGATTCGACCATCATCCCAAAACTGACTTCCAAGATCGCGACGACCCGGGGCCGGCCGCTCGACCTGCGGCGCGCCGCGCCGCCCGACAAGACCGCCGACCCCTGGTACCATACGCCGGAGCATCGCGCCTGGCGGGCGGCGGTGATCGGGCGCGCCGGCGGGCGCTGCGAATGGCCGGGTTGCGACCGGGCCGAGCGGCGGATGTTCGCCGACCATATCGGCGAACTGAAGGATGGCGGCGCGGCACTCGATCTGCGCAACGGCCAATGCCTTTGCGGGGCGCATCATTCGCTGAAGACAGCGCAGGTCCGCGCGGCACGGACGGCATAGGGGGATGGGGGTTTCGGCCCCCTGCGGCAACTCTCCCGGGCAACCGCTATGCCGCCACGCGCGGGTTTTTTTGTGTGGCGGCGCTTTGAAAAATCGCCGCATATCGAAAAATAATCAGGTAATCAGAGCATGCCGCGTGGGGGGGCCCGGCCGGGTGCCGGGCGTAAGCCGAAATCGTCGCAGCCCCTCAAGGCCTATGTCGGGCCTGAGGGGTTGCCGCTCGAATACATGCTCGCAGTGATGCGTGACCCCGAGGCCGACCCGCGCCGCCGCGATCGCATGGCCGAGGGCGCCGCGCCCTACCTGCACAGACGCCTCGCGCTGCAGCCGTTCGACGAAGACGAGCCGGAATTGCCGCTCGGGCCGGCGCCCGGCAAGAAGGAAGCCGAGATTGTTGCCGCGCATAACCCCGACACCACGACCGAGATGGGCGCGCTGCTCGCCAAGCGTTTTGCGATGAACTGAAATGGCGGCGCCCTGGGATCTCTCGTGCCCGGATTGGCAGGACCGGCTGCGCGCCGGCCGCCTGCCGATCCCCGACCTGCCGCTCTACCGCGGGGAAGCGGATATTGCGGTGACGTTCTTCGATCAGCTGCGGCTGCCCGATGTCCCCGGCAATCCGACGATGGAAGAGGCCGCCGGCGATTGGGCGCGGGAGATCGTCGCCGCGGTGTTCGGCTCATGGGACCCCGTTGGTCAGGTCCGCTACATCGAAGAGTTCTTCGCGCTGATCGCCAAGAAGAACGCCAAGACCACCTATCTCGGGGCCGGTCTGATGCTGACCGCGCTGTTCATGAACAAGCGGCCGCGCGCCGAGGGGATGTTTGTCGGCCAATACCAGGCGACCGCCGACCTCGCCTACAGCCAGACCGAGGGGATGATCGCGCTCGACCCGGAATTGCGCAAACGCTTCAAGACGCGCGAGCACCTCAAGGAGATCCGCGACCTGGCGACCGGCGCCAAGCTCAAGATCAAGACCTTCGACCTGGCGATCCTGACCGGCCCGCGCCCGGCCTTTGTCTTTCTCGACGAACTGCACCTGCTCGGCCGGACGCCATCGGCGTCGAAGGTGCTGCGGCAGTTGCGCGGCGGCCGCCAGGCCTATCCCGAGGCGTTCCTGGTCATCGCGACGACGCAGTCTGACGATCGCCCGGCCGGCGTCTTCAAGGAGGAACTCGACACCGCGCGGGCGATCCGCGACGGCAGGCGCAGCGGCAAGATGCTGGCGGTCCTCTGTGAGTTCCCGTTGGAAATCGCCAGGGACCGCGCGCAATGGTCCGACCCGACCAACTGGCCGATGGTCATGCCGAACCTTGGCCGTTCGCTGCGGATCGAGAGCCTGGTCGACGATTTCGCCGCCGAAAGCGCCAAGGGCGAGGCCGCGGCGCGGCTGTGGGCATCGCAGCACCTCAACATCGAGGTCGGGATCGGGCAGCACAGCGACCGCTGGCGCGGCGCCGACTTCTGGGAAGCGGCGGCCGACCCCGGCCTGACATTCGACAGCCTGATCGAGCGCAGCGAGCTGATCGTCATCGGCATCGACGACGGCGGGCTCGACGACCTGCTCGGGCTGACCGTGATCGGCCGCGAGATCGAGACGCGCGACTGGCTGTCGTGGTCGCGTGCCTGGGCGCACCGCTCGGTGTTCGAGCGGCGCCAGAGCGAGGCGGCACGGCTCCTCGGGTTCGCCGCGGACGGCGATCTGGTCGTCGTCGAGGTGCTGGCCGATGCCGCCGAGGAGGTCGCCGGTCTGGTCGAGCGCATCGTTGCGACCGGCTTAATGCCGCAGGAAAACGGGATCGGTCAGGACCAGTACGGGCCGCGCGCCCTGGTCAGCAGCTCGCTGGCGGGTCGTGGGCTCGATGTCGACGCGCTGGTCGCCGGCATCCCGCAGGGCTGGAAGCTGACCGGCGCGATCAAGGACAGCGAGGTGCGCCTCGCCGACGGGTCGTTTCGCCACGCGGTCCAGCCGCTGATGGACTGGTGCGTCGGCAACGCGCGCGTCGAGGTGCACGGAAACGCGATCCTGATCACCAAGCAATCCTCGGGCACCGGCAAGATCGACCCGTTGGCGGCCCTGTTCGACGCCGTCGTCGTCATGTCATTGCATCCGGAATCGGTGCGCTCGGTCTATGAGGAACGCGAGCTGCTGGTGCTGTAGGGAGCCGCGATCCGATGGGCATCTGGTCGCGCATCGCAGATTTTGCCCGCCGTAAGGCGCAGGGCGGGACGGTCGGCTCGGAACTGAGCGATGCGTGGGAGAACTGGGGGATCTCCGCCGCCGGGGTGCCGGTCAACGCGGTCACCGCGCTGCAATACGTCGCCGTGCTGACCTGCGTTTCGATCATCGCCGAGGACCTCGCCAAATTGCCGATCCGGCTGATGCGGCGGTTGCCGAACGGCGGCAAGGTCGCGATCGACGCCGATGATCCCGGTATCAAACTTGAGCATGCCGCGCTGGCGCGACTGCTGCGCAAACCGAACGCCTGGCAGACCCGGTTTGAGTGGGTCGAGATGGAGCAGTTCGCGCTGGCGCTGCGCAGCGACGCCTATGCGGTCATCATCCGCGACGACCGGGGGTTGCCGAGGCAATTGGTGCCGATTCATCCCGACCGGGTGACGCTGTTCGAGGCGCCGGGCGGCGAGTGGTTCTATGCTGTCGCGCGCCAGGGTCTGCACGAGATGGCGGTCCTCGCCGACCTGCCGGTGCTGATCCACAACGACGACATGCTGCACGTCCGCTGGGGCCAGACCTGGCACAGCCTCCTCGGCACGTCGCGGGTGCGGCTGATGCGCGAGGCGATCGGCGTCGGCATCGCCCAGGAGCAGATGGCGGCGCGCACCGCCGGATCGGGAGCGCGCCCGTCGGGCTACCTGTCCACCGACAAGCAGTTGACCACGGCGGCCGGGATAAAGCTGCGCGACGCCTGGAATGCGTCGCATGGCGGGTGGCGCAACGCCGGCGGCACCGCAATACTCGAGGACGGGGTCAAATGGCAGCAGACAGCGATGTCGCTGGTCGACGCCGAGTTCATGAAATCGCGCGAGTTCCAGCTCGAGGATGTGGCGCGCGGGTTTCGCATCCCGCGTTTCAAGGTCGGGCTGCCGATCGAGCGCGGCGACCTGATCCAATTGCAGCAGCTGTACATCAACGACGTCATCGCCACCTGGGCCGAGCGCTGGGTACCCAAGTTCGAGGAACTCGGCGAGGTCGACGGCGACGAGTTCTTTGTCGAGTTCGATTACGCGCATTTTCTCAAGGCTGACATCCTGACCCGGTTGACGGCGATGCGGCTCGGCGTCATCGGCATGATCCTGACCCCGAACGAGGCGCGGCGCGGCGAGGCCTTGCCCGATGTCAAGGGCGGCGACACGCTGTACCAGCCGGTCAATGTCGCGCCGATCGGCTTTACGCTGCAGAGCGCGGCCGGCGGCCTGGGCAGCGATCTGACCGGTGCGCCGGCCGAGGGCGGCCGCGGCGACCCGGCATCGCCGCCGGCGACCGAGCTGCCGCCCGACCCCGGAGATTCGAGCCCGAGCGTGTGATCCCCGAATAATCAGCGCGTAATGGAAAAAGGAGTCACGACATGGTGGCCTACAGTCTTCCGGCCGACGCTATCGCCTATGTCCCGGTGATCTACCGCGACGACAATTCGGTCTCGCTCGACCCGGTCGCCGGCTGGGCGGTCGTCTCCGGCGATCCCCAGGTGGTCGCGGTCGAATTTTCCGACGATCGCCGCGAGGTCAAACTGATACCCGCCGGCGCACCGGGGGCGATGGCGCAGGTCGTCATCGAGCGCGACGGGCCGCTGCCGGTCCGCGACACACTCGAAGTAACGATCGGCGCCGCCCGCATCACCCGGGTCGCGTTCGACATCGCCAATGCCCGCCTCGAACCGCTGCATCCCCACCTCGACCCTGCGCAGACCGCCGCGTTGTCGGCCGGTGCGACCGACAGCGGTGTCGGGGATTATTCGTCGGGCGCGGTGCATTGGGGCGGCGTGGCCGGGAACCCGGTGCCATTGGTCTATGGCGCAACGCGGGTGTCGGATAGCGGCTACCATGAGCTGCACGGTGGCGAGACGGTGCTGCCGACGCATATCAGTTCGGGCGGCGATACGGTCTCCGGCGCCGTCTGACGCCGTCTGACGGCCGGCTGTTCGGGGATTGAACGGATGCCGCAGGACCTGATCTCGCTCGACCGGTTCCGCGCCGCGCTGCGCGATGGAACGCGGCCGAATGCCGGCGTCTACCGCCTGCAGGTGGCGAGCCCGCTGCTGGTCGACGAGGCGGCGCGCAAGGTGCGCTTTGTCTTCAGCGACGGCACGCTCGACCGCGTCGGCGACACGATCGACCCGCAGGGCTGGCAGATCGCCGACTATCTGCGCAACCCGGTGGTGCTGTGGGCGCACGAAAGCTGGTCGCCGCCGATCGCGCGCGGCTCGAACCTGTTGATCGAGGGGATGGCATTGGCCGGCGATGTCGAGTTCGCGGCGCCCGAGGTCTACGAGTTCGCCGATCTGATCTATCGTCTGGTCAAGGCAAAATACCTCAACGCCGGCTCGGTCGGTTTCCTGCCGCTCGACTATTCGTTTTCGAGCGATGAGGACCGCCAGTTCGGCATCGATTTCGAGCGTCAGGAGCTGCTCGAATTCTCGATCTGCCCGGTGCCGGCCAACCCCAACGCGCTGGCCGAGGCGCGGGCGCACGGCATCGACACGCGCCCGCTCGTCGACTGGGCCGAAAAGCTGCTCGACGGCGAGGGCCGGGTGATCCTGCCGCGAACGGAGGTCGAACGGATGCGCAGCCTGGCACAACCGCTTAGGGCGCGCCAGCGCGCCGGCGGTGAGGAATGGCATGTCGCCGCCGCGCGAGACCTGCCGCTCGACGACAGCGACGCATGGGACGGCCCGGCCGCCGCCAAACGCATGCTCGACGCCGCCGGATTTGACGGCGACAGCCCGCACCCGGCGACGGCGCGGCGCGGCTTCCTGATCTATGACGGAGCGGCGCTGGAACTGCGCGGCTCGTACAAGCTGCCGTTCGCCGACATCGTCGACGGCCGGCTCAAGGCGGTCAAGGGCGGCATCAAGGCGGCGGCGTCGCGGCTGCCGCAGACCGATGCGCCGCAGGACGTGCTCGATGACGCCCGCAAGGTCGTCGATCATTACGAGGAGCGATTCGGCATGGGCGAACCCGGCAGGAATCTGCGCCGCCGCGATGGTGGCGGCATGAGCGAGGGCGATCCGGCGGCCGGCGGTTACATCGCCAATTGCGGCCGCGCGATCGAGGAGGAATGCGGCCTCAAGAACCCCGAGGAATGCGCGATCCACGGGCCGCTGCTCAACGAGAACAAGGGGCTCGCCGCGCTGCTGCGCCATGTCGTCGCCGGCGTGCTGCGCGAGGCCGGCATGGCCGCCGGCGGCGAACCGCAGGAGCACCTGAAACGGGCGCGCGAGCACGTCAAGGCGGCGCACGACCATCACCGCGACCTGATGGTCGCCGACCCGTCCGGCGGCAACGCTTTCGCCGATCCGGAAGCGGGCCACAAGGCCGTCTGCGGCATGCACGCGCACGCCAAGGCGGCCGATACCTATCTCGGTCACTATCGCGGGATGGTCGGCGGGCCGGCCGGCAAGGGTCTGCGCCGCCGCGAGGCGCCGATCAACCCGGAGCGCGAGGGGCTGGCGCCGGAAGAGCACCTGAAGCGGGCGCACGAGCACGTCAAGGCGATGCACGAGCACCTCAAGGACCTGATTATCATCGATCCCGACGGCGATGAGGACCTGACCGGCAACGATGATGCCCAGCAGGCGGTGCGCGGCATGCACGCGCACGCCAAGGCCGCCGACGGCTATCTCGAAGCCTATCGCAGCGCCTTGGGCGACGCCACGGCGCGCCCGGCGATCGGCGATCCCGAGGGCGAACAGGGCCGCGCCCTGCGCCTTGCCTCGCTGCGCCGCTGACGGCGCCTCTCTTTCGGCCCGAAACGCCCTTGGGCAAGGCGCCCGCGCCGCCGTGAGGCGCCGCATTCCCGACGATGGAGCCCATAGTGATGGCTGAAATCGATCCGCGCCCTAAACTGCACCAGCTTAAATTGCAGCGAGCCCAGGCCTATGACGAACTGCAAAAGCTCGTCGATCATCCCGACATCAAAAAATTCAACGCCAAGGCTTCGGAAATCGAGACCATCGACGAGATGATTGCGCGCCAGGAGAAGACGATCGAACTGGCGCGCTCGGGCGCCAAGCTGGTGCGCGGCGGCGAACTGGTCGGCAATGACGGGTTCGCTCGGCTCGGCGACCAGCTGCGGGCGATCGTCCGCGCCTGCTCCGGCGGCGGCATCGACCAGCGACTGATCAAGGCGCCGCAGGGGATGGGCGAGACCGATCCGTCGGGCGGCGGGTTCACCCTGGCGCCGGAATTCGCCGCGACGATCCTCACTCGCACTTACGAGATGGGCGAGATTTTGAAGCGCACCTTCCGGCTGCCGATCGAGGGCGTCGGGATCAAGATCCCGGGCGTCGACGAGCAGAGCCGGGTCACCGGGTCGCGCTGGGGCGGCGTGCAGTCGTACTGGGTCGGCGAAGGCGATTCGGTGACCGCGACCAGGCCGAAATTCCGCCTGATTGAACTGTACCTGAAAAAGCTGATGTCGGTCTGGTACATGACCGACGAGCTGCTCGCCGACGCGACGGCGCTGACCGGCATCGCCAACGAGGCGTTCGCCGAAGAAATCATGTTCATGCTCGAGGACGCGATCTTCGAGGGCAGCGGCGCCGGGATGCCGCTCGGCGTCATGAACGCGCCGGCCAAGGTCGCGGCGGCCGGGGACAAGGGCCAGGAAACCAAAACGATCACTTATAAGAACATCCTGGCGATGTATGCCCACATGTGGGCGCGCTCGCGCAAGAGCGCGGTGTGGATCGTCAACCAGGACACCGAGCCGCAGCTCTATTCGATGAGCCAGGTGATCGGCACCGGCGGCATGCCGGTGTTCCTGCCGAACGGACCCCTGGGCAGCCAGGCATCAGGACGGCCGCAGGCGACACTGCTCGGCATCCCGGTGATCCCGCTCGAATATTGCAACACCCTCGGCACCGAGGGCGATATCGTGCTGGCCGATTTCTCGCAATATGTCGAGGCCGACCGCGCCGCGATGCAGCAGATGACCTCGATCCACGTCCGGTTCCTGACCGACGAGACGACGTTCCGTCTCACCTATCGGGTCGATGGCCAGCCGATCTGGCACACGCCGCTGACCCCGTTCAAGGGCGGCAACACGCTGACCCCGTTCGTCACGCTGGGGAGCCGATAACCGGCCGGGCCGCGCTGCGCCGCGCCGGCCGGCGCCGGCAACTGCTCGCATTGCGGCTGCGCCTGTGGCATCGCCGTGCCGGGCTGATGATCCTGCGATCGGCCGCGTTCGTTCTTCGTTATGCCTCCTGAGGAGATCCATCGATGTCCGCACCGTTCCGCCTTTGGGAAAACGCGATCGTCACCAACCTGCTGCCGGCGGCCGCTGACGCCGCCGGCCGCACCTCGAGCTATGTTTCGGTGAGGCATGGCCACAAGGCCTACCTGGTCTGCGGCGTCAACCAGGGCAACGCCGCGCCCGTCGCCTTCACGCCACTGCAGGCGACCGACAGCTCCGGCACCTCGTCGAAGGCGATCACCGCGGTGCCGGTCACGCTCAACAACGACACCTCGACCGCGACCGGCACCGACCAGAATGTCGTGCAGACCGCGGCGGCCGGCTTCACCACCGACGCGAGCCTGAAGAACAAGCTGGTGATGTTCGAAATCGAGCCCTCAGAGTGCATGGACATCAACAACACGACCAAACCGTTCGAGCACATCGCGATCCAGACCGGCGCCTCGAACGCCGCCAACATCACCGACGCCTATCTCGTCGTGATGCCGTTGCGCGACCAGCGGCAGAACCCGCCGACCTGCTACGTGTAAACAACGCCCTGCGCGCGCTTTTTTGGGGAGCTGAAACATGGGATCGGTGATCATCACGCGCTCGCACAAGGAGGCGAGCGAGGGCAATGCGCAGGGGTTGTTCGACGCGGCGACTGGTGAGACGGTGGCGCGGTACGCGGCGGCGGTGCTCGACGAGGATTTTATCGGCCCGTCGCATACCGCCGGTCTGCCGACCGTGGCGACGGTCGGCTATCCGTGGATCAGGAAGACGGTCCAGGCCGGCGGCGCGCCGTCGGTTGCTGCAATCGCCAACGCCGCCGGCGGCATCGTCCGCCTGGCGCTCGACGCCACCAGCGAAAAACAGGAGGCCTCGCTCTACGCCGCCGATGTCCTCAATTGGGACCTGACCAGATCTACGGTGTGGGAGGCGCGCGCGGCGTTTCATGCGATCCCGACCGGCGTCGTCGAGATCGTCCTCGGGATGCAGTCGGCGTGGATCGACGGCCCCGACAATGCCTCATTCTACGCCGAATTCCAGGCGCTCTCGTCGGGTGCGATCAACATGCGCACCAAGGACGGCGTCAACACGCTGTCGCGCGCCACCAACATTACGATGGCCGCCGACGCGTTCCACAATTTCCGGATCGATGCGACCGACCCGACGAATGTCCTGTTCGCGATCGACGGCGCCGTGGTCAGCGCCCGCAAGATGAGCTTTGCCGCGACCGGCGCCAACGCAATCCTGCAGCCCTATGCGAGCGTCTACAAGGCCTCCGGCGTCGGGGTCGGATCGCTGGACATCGATATGATCCAGCTCGGCATGAACCGGTCGTAGGCGCCGCGTACCATGTCGCTTTTCCAGGATCTCGAATATTACACCGCGACGATCGCCTCCGGCACGGCACTTTCAAACGCCGTCGCGATCGGCGCGAAGACGCTGGCCGGCGTCGCGATGGACAGCGCGTGGACCGCTGCCGATCTGACATTTCAGGCCTCGCCGGATGGCGGCATCACCTGGGATGAATTGAACATCAGCGACTTCAACGCCGTCACGGTGTTGCAATTGCATGCGCCGGCCGCATCGCAAATTATCCTCTTCGACCCGCGTTATCTGCGCGGCGTCAACAATTTCAAGGTGCGCTCCGGTACCGCGGCCGCGCCGGTCAACCAGGGCGCGACCCGCAACCTGACGCTGATCGCCCGCGGCCTCTTCTGATCGCCGATGACGCTGCGCATCATCACCACCGTGTGGGCGCCGGCGACGGCGACCCTGCCCGCAGGACCCTACGATCTGACGAGCCTCGCCAATGCGCACGACGAACTCGACATCCCGGCCGCCGACCAGACCAAAGACGCCAGGCTCGCCCGCTACATCACCGAGGCCTCGACCGACATCACCTCGTATTGCAACCGCAAATTCGTGGTCGAGGGGCTGACCGACCTGATCTATGTCGACCGCGCGTCATTGCCGCCGCGTCGGCCGGCCGGGGCGGCGCCGTTGCCGTTGACCCGCTGGCCGATCGCCAATGTCGCGATCCTCAGCACTGGCACCGACACGCCATCGGGTGCCATCCTGCCATTCGGCAGCACGGCCGGGGTCGCCGCCAATTATCCGGTATCGGGCGGCGGCGGCGGGATCAACAACGGCACGCTCGAAACCGGCGCCAATATCCCCGCCAACACGACCGTCGCGAGCCTTGTCGCCAATACCAGCGTCACGCTGAGCCGGTCGGTGCTCGCCGATGTTCCGGCGTCGACCCCCGTGACCTTCGGCCTCTCGGTGTGGCAGCTGCAATCCGACGGCACGCTGACCGGGCTGGTGCTCAACAGCGATTACACGATCGACCCCGACGTCGGCGAATTGTTCCGACTCGACCAGTGGGGCCGGCTGATCGCCTGGGAGGAACTGCCGACTTCGGTCGCCTATTACGCCGGCTATGCGACGGTGCCGTCCGACGTCGAAGGGGCTGCGTTGCGGCTGCTGACCAACCGATGGTTTGCGCATGGTCGCGACCCGGCCTTGCGCGAACGCGACCATCCGGTGCGCGGCCGCGAAACCTACTGGATCGGCGGTCCGCCGAAAAGCGGCAGTCTGCCCGAGGAGGTTGCGGGGCGCTTAGACAGGTATCGCGTGCGGGTGGCGCTGTGATCAGCGCGGTCGTCGAGGGCGAGCGCGATGTCGCGGTGCGGCTCGACACCTTGCCCGATCTGCTGCACCGGCGGCTGCTCGAGCGATTTGTGCCGCTCGCCGAGCGGATGGCGGCCGACGAGCGGGCGCGGGCGCCCGAGCGCACCGGCAAACTGCGTTCCGAGATCAAGGGCCGGGTGCAGGAAGCTCCGGATCTGGTGCGCGCCCAGGTCAGGGTCGAGGCGACCGGGCCGGGCGATCATGTCAAGGCCGCCGCGCTCGAATACGGCGCGCACGGCACCGCCGCGGTACGCTCTTTCGAGCGGCACGGCCATACCCCTTACGGCGCCGCCGCCGAGCAGATCGTCGAAGCCTACAGCCGCAGGGTCAACATCATCGAGCGCCGCTTTGCGCGCGGCGCACTCGACGATTTCCGCGATGCCGCAAAGAGCGCGGTCGAAGAGGCGGCGCGAGGCCTGTGAGCATCGCCGGCGGCGCCAGTGGCGATTGATCGCGAGGGTATCCTCAACGCGCTGCTGGCGGCGGCGAGCGGGCCGCCGTGCGTCGTCAATTTCACCGCCGATACCCAGACCGGCTCGCTGTTGCTGGGCAATGTCGCCGGCGCCGGCGGCAACCTGCTCGCCGGATTGCCGATCGTCGGCGCCAACATCGCGATCGACACGGTGCTGGCGCTGACCACGCCGGCGACGCTCAGTATCCCGGCGACCGGCACCGGCAGCGGCGTCGCGCTGCGCCAGGGGTTTCAGACGATCGGCGTCAACGCCGACGGCAGCCGGGGCCGGCTCGAGCACTGGCTCGACGTCGCGGAGCAGCCGGCGCTCTACATCGACGACGGCGACGAGATCTGGCCCGCTGCGGCGGCCGGAGTGCCGCAAAAGCCCGACCTCGAAGCCGAGCTGTGGATCTACGCCAGGACGATCGACCCCGACCTCAACCCGGCGACGCTGGTCAACGCGCTGCTCAAGGCGCTCGAAGCCGCGCTCGCGCCGCAGGCCGTGTGGGCCGGCCGATCGATCCAGAATGTCCAGACGCTCGGCCGCAGCGATGTCGGGCACGTCCGCATCGAGGGCCGCATGCGCAAATATTCCGGCCACATGGAAGGTCAGGGCATCGCGGTCGTGCCGATCAGGATCCTGGTGCCGCAATGAATGAAGAAGGAAGCGAATCGATGGATGATATTGCCGAACAGCCGCAAGTCGAGCCGGTACCGACCGCCGCTGCTGCCGCCCCGCATGTGAAGTCGGCCCCTGCCGGGCAGCTCGAGGCCTGGTTTGCCGAATGGTTTCCCGAGAACCCGCCGGCGAACCATCCGGTGCCATACCTGTCGGGCGCCTGGCATCATGCGCATGATGCGTTCGCCGATCTGATAAAGCGGATTGGCTAATAAAAAAACGCTTTACCCACGAAGGTTACAAAGGGTGCACAAAGGACGCAAAGGGATAATCGCCATCGTGTCCTTCGCGCAATCCTTTGCGTCCTTCGTGGTGAGAGTTACCTTTACCGCGGGCTGAGGCCGGCCCATTTCCTCTGACGGAGTATTGAGCCATGCAGCTCGCGTTTGGCGCCGGCGCCCTGTGGGGCAGCCGCACCGATGTCACCGGCTCGGGTATCAGCCCCGAACAGTTCGGCATCATGCAGGACGTGCAGATCGATTGGGACTGGACGGTCAAGGAACTGTGGGGCCAGTACCAGATGCCGGTCGACATCGCGCGCGGCCAGGGCAAGATCGCCGGCAAGGCGAAATTCGCCCGCATCTTCGGCGCGATCTACGGCAGTCTGTTCTTCGGCCAGACGCCGGTCGCCGGCCAGTTGACGGTTTCGGAGAATGAGGCGGCGACCGTCCCGGCGAGCACTCCCTGGCAGGTCACGGTCACCAATGCCGCCAATTATGTCGATGACCTCGGCGTCTACTATGCAACCGGCGCCAATGCCGGCAACCGCTTTACCCGGGTCACCACGCCGTCAACCGCCGGGCAGTATTCGGTCAACCTGGCGACCGGGATCTATACCTTCAGCACCGCTGATGCAAATGCCGCAGTGCTGATCAGCTATCTCTACAACATCAGCGCCGGCGGCAGGAAGCTGGTGCTCACGAACCAATTCATGGGCTACACGCCGACCTTCAAGGCGACGTTCTATACCACCAAGACGACGCAGGGGACGCCCGCCGGGCTGGCGCTGGTGCTGAACGCCTGCACCGCGAACAAGTTGTCGTTGCCGACCAAGATCGACGATTACCTAATTCAGGAGATGGATTTTATGGCCTTCGCCGATGCGACCGGCGCGATCGGCACGCTGAGCGTCAACGAATAAAGGAGAGCGAATGAGTGAGACAATTAGCCTGGGCGGCGAACGGTTCGAGATCCGCCCGCTGAAGCTCGGCCAGTTGCGCGGTCTGCTCGATGCGCTCGACGCGTTGCCCGGCAAAACCGGCGGCGCGCTGATCGACAGCGCCGCCGCGCTGATCGTGGCAGGGTTGGCGCCGGCCCATCCGGATCTGACCGTCGACACGCTGCTGGATCTCCCGATTACGGTCGTCGCGCTCAACGAGACCGTTGCGACCATCCTGCGCATCGCGGGGCTGCAGTCGGGGGAAGCGCTGCCGGTGGCGATCCCCGCGCCGAACTCCGGCGGATCTATGGCGCTCTCGCCACCGGCTGCGGTTTCGATCATCGGGCCATCGACGAGCTGACGCTCGCCGAGGCCGGCGAGATCTTCGATTACTGGGTCGAGAACCCGCCCACGCATCTGATGGTCCAGACGATTGCCGCGATGCTCGGCTGGAAGCCGCGGCGACAACCGATCGGGCCGCGCCTGCCGCTCGCCGCGATTGCCGCCGATGCGGCGGCGGCCGGAGTGCCGCTCGCGGTTGGCAATCTCGATATGCCCGCCGCGATCCTCGATCTTGATGAATTCCGCGCCCGCAACAAGGCGCGCGCCGTCGAGATCGCGCGGCGCAACATGAACATGGCACAGGCCTGATCCACCATGGCACTGACGATAACGATCGGCGCCGACGCGTCGCAACTGCGCGCCCAGTTGGCGGTCGCGCAGTCGGAGATGCGCGCGACGACGCGCGAGCTGAACAGCCTCGCCAACACGGCGCGCCGGGCCGGCGACGACCTGTCATTCGCCAAGGTCGGCCAGGCGGCATCGCATTTCAACGCCGTCACCGGCGAGGTGGCGCGGCTCAGGCAACAGATCGAAGGCCTGCACGCGCCGAGCCGCAGCCTGGCCGAGACGCTGAATCACAGCTTTGGCCAAATCTCGGCCAAAGTGCGCGAACCGCTCGATGCGCTGGCGATGATGCGATCGGGGCTGCGCCAGACCGTTGAAGTCGCCGGCGCCGCGTTCGCGGTGAGGGAGATCGCCGAATTCGCCGAGAAGATGGGCGAGCTCGGCGAAAAGACCCGCAACACGGCATTCATTCTTGGCCTCTCGGTCAAGGAGGTCGGCGAGCTGTCGGGGATGGCAACACTCGCCGGCGGCGATCTCGACACGATGCAGCGCACCCTCGAGCGGCTCGGCCGCTCGGTGCAGCAGGCACTGGTCGACGGCAATTCGAAGGCGGCGACCAGCTTTCGCAACATTGGGGTGTCGATCGCCGAGGTCGAGGCGCATTCGCACGATCTGATCGGCCTCTTACGGCTGATCGTCGAACGCGCCGCCGAACTCGAACCGGGGCTGCCGCGCACCGGCGAGCTTTACGAGCTGCTCGGCCGCTCGATCGACCGCCTGGTGCCGCTGATGAGCCGCGGCGCCGGCGGGTTCGACGAACTGCGCCAAAAAGCGGCCGATTACGCCCGATCGCTGCGCGACAACGAACCTCAGATGCTGGCCCAGGCCGAAGCGACCAACCGGCTGAGCACCGATCTGAAGACGCTGGCGAATGACGGGTTCGGCTTTATCGCGCCGGTGATCCGCGCCGCCACCGCCGTCTTCGATTTTTTTGTCCAGGGGATCGACCGGGCAATCGGTTCGATCAGCGCCTTTCTGGGCATGGCCGATGCGGCGCTCGGCTTCGCCGAGCGGGCGCTTGGGCTCCCCGATCTCAGCAATCCGCCCACCGGCGAGGGCGAACCGGCCGGCGGGACGCGGCCGGTCGGCACCGAACGGGGCGGCCGCCGCGGCGGCCCGCTCGCCGCCGCCGGCGCGACGCGGATGGCGGACTGGCTGGCGCAACACGACTATTCGCCGACCGCGGCGGCGGCGATCATGGGCAACGCCCAGGTCGAGAGCGGGTTTGATACCGGCGCCTCCAACGCCAGCGGGCATTTCGGGTTGTTCCAATGGGACAAAACGCGCCAGCAACCGCTCGGCGGCTCGACCGATTTCAACAAACAGATGGAGTTGATGGACGCCGAGCTGCAAAAGCTCGACGCCGGGTTCAAGAATTCGGGCGATTCGGCCGGCGCCCTGGCGCGCCGCTTCGACTCGGTCTTTGAGCGCTCCGGCGGCAGTCTTCTGGCGCAGCGCGTCGCCGGGGCGCAAGGGTTCGAGGCCGAGACGACCAAGGCCGGCGAGCGCGCCGCCAACGAGACCTATCAGGGCCAGACCGTCGCCTATCGCCATTCGCTGAGCGACCAGGCGCGCGCCGCGTTCGAGCATTATGAGACGATCAAGCGGCTCGCCGGCGAGGGATCGGCGCCGGAGCTTACCGCAAAGCGCGAGCTGACCACCAAGCTGGCGCAGTTCTACGACCAGGACACCCGCCAGATGATCGATGCGCTGAAGGCGCAGCAGGCGGCGGCCATCGAAATCACCGAAAAAATCAAGATCCAGCGCCAGATCATCGCGACGACCGAGGCGCGCGGCAATGCCCCGCTCGGCGGCGGCGTCGATCAGGGCCGTCTCGCCGCCGAGAAGACCGAGCTGGCGCGGTTGACGGTCCAGGCGGGGCGCGCCGATTACCGCCTGGCGGAGGAGGGGCTCGCCAGCCAGCAGCGGATCGACGCGCTCAAACTCTCCGGCTTCAAGGCGATCGAGGGCCAGAAGGTCGCGATGCACCAGATCACCGCAGCGGCGGCGATCGCCGCCGAGGCCAATTACGCCGGCGAACTGGCGCTCAGCGAAAAACAGATCCTCGACACGACCGTCGCGACCGCGGCGAAAACCACCGAGGAGCGCCAGAAGGCCTTCGAGCAGTCGCTGCAATGGGCGGCGAAGACCAATGCCGCGCAGGAGCAATTTCTCAAGCTCCAGGCTGACCAGGCGAGAGCCGAAGCCGCGAAATACGCCGCGCCGTTCATCCAGGCGTTCGACCAGATCGGGTCCAGCTTCGAGCGCAGTTTCGGCCAATTGCTGATGCGCCAGACCACCTGGGCCAAGGCCTGGCAACAGATCTATCAGACCGCGGTGAGCAGCATCCTGACCATGGTCGAAAGCGTCGGCTCGAAAGCGGCGGCCGGCCCGCTTGCCAAGCTGCTCGGGATGGGCCAGGCGGCGGCCGGCGCCGGGATCGGCGACGTGCTCGGGAGCTGGGTCGGCAAGCAGCTCTTCGGCACGGTGGGCGATGTCGCTCATGACACGGCGCTGCTCGCCAACACCACCGCGCTCGGTGTTCTGACGGCCGCGCTGGGCGGCGCCGCGGCGTCCTCGATAGCCGCCGCCGGTGCGGCGACCTCGGCGGCCGGCAGTGTCGCCGGCGGCGGCATCTCGGCGGCCGGCAGCATCGGCGGCGGCGGCGGGTTCTTCGGCTGGCTTGGTGGTTTGTTCGGAGGAGGTGGTGTCGCAGCGGCCGCGCCGCTCTGGTTCGCGCGCGGCGGCATCGTGCCGTCGGCGGCCGGCGGCTGGGCATTGCCGCAGTTTGCCGGGATGCAGCCGGCGATGCTGCATGGCGGCGAGATGGTGCTGCCGTCGCATATCAGCGAGGGGTTGCAGGGCATGATCGCGGCCGGCGCCGGCGCCGGCGATATGCACCTGCATTTGCATGCGACCGCACTCGACGCGCCGGCGACGGAAAGGCTGTTCCGGACGATCGTCAGCCGTAATCCAGACGCGATTCGCGACCTGTTCCGCTCCAATAGTTTGACGATGCGGACGATCTGAGGGAAATCGGTGCAAAGCGAAGATTTACCACAAAGGACACAAAGGATGCACGAAAGATACGAAGCCGACGAGGCGGCGCATGCGCCATCGTGTACTTTGCGTATCCCTCGTGTCCGTTGTGGTAGCTTTATATATTTGGGTTCCCTCGACGCATTGCTGACTCATGACAGGAGAACTTCTGCCAAATGACCCGTCTCATTCTGCTTTCCGCTCTCGTGCTCGCCGGCTGCGGCCCGGCCGGCGCGGCTCAGCAGGCCGTCATCCTCAATCCCGGCGACACGCTGACCGTGACGGCTCCGGCATCGGGCTTCAATCCACTCGACTATCTCGCCGCCAAGGTCTGTCCGGACGGGTCATCTCCGAACAACTGCACAAACCCGGTTCCAATGACGGTCGATACGCCGCTGACCTGGCGGCGCGGCGACTTCGGCAATCCCGGCGACCCGAACGGCATCGCTCAAATCCTCGATGCGGTGCTGTCGGCGAGCGGGCAGTCGGTGATCCTCGATTGGTCTTTCGAGCGGTATCCGGCATGGGCCGGCGGTGGCCCGACAACCTTCACGCCGTCCCGCGGCGACGGCGGGGAGATATACCAGATTGGCCCCGATGGTTTCGTGCGGACTCTCTCGACGCAAGCCGGCAACTCGCCGCTGCAA